ATTGTTGACTGGGTAGTAACACCAGTAGAAGAACTAGTCTTCTCACCCATCTTCTTAACTCCAATCAACTGAAAGAATGCTGTAGGGGATTCGGCTGCAATTTCCTTAAGCCTGTCGAGAGACATATTAAGCTCCAGACTCTTAGCCTTTAGGACATCCGCAGTCTTATCACCGTACTGCTTCTGCATCTCTTCTCCAACTACGGAGATATTCTGAGAGGCAGTCTTACTCTTTTCCTTCGCAGTAATCACTTTTTCTACAAGGGCTTCAAAGTCACTCGCGCTCTGAGTGGTGTTCTCAGTATTAGAGGAACTGGTTGTTACCGGAGTAGGCTGTTCTGCACCAGTCTCAGAACCCTTGCTCATCTGTTCAAGGAGGTTCTTAGCATAGTCCTGCTTTGCAAGTTCTGCCCGAAGTTCGTCAAGCGTCTTAGTGATTTCACTAATGTGCCTATCGGCTTCAAGCTTCCCCTTAGCAAGGGCTTCGATATCCTTAAACTTCTTGCCATCTCCTACCAAATGATCTACAAAAGACTCTTTTGTCTGGGTCTGCTGCGTCTCATTTGTCGTACCTTCCGTGGTCGCGGAACTAAAAATGTCGCTCATTTGTTATTTTACCTCTTGGTCTAGGTGTAAGATATTAATAATTTCTGTTAAAGCCCTGTTGTAACCATTGCGGTCTGCTTGCTTATAAGCCCAACTAGGACTATCGTAATCATTAGCGATTACAATCTCTTTAATCTTGCTGTTGACAATCTGCTCAAGTTTATCTAGGACATTCTTAGCAGACTTGACTTCCTTCTTAAAACCTTCCTGTTCGTCTTTAGGAAGGTCCATAAACCAGATAGTCTTCATTAAATTCCTTCATCCATAGCGATTGCATTCTCCTCGTCAGCGATAAGCTGGACTTCCTGTGCAACCTTCTGTGTTTCATAATTCTCATAGATAGAGATGTTAGAAGCAAAGAGACTCTTCTCACCAAGCTCCTCAGCCATGATCCTAGCGAACTCCTTGCCGCTAAGGTGGGCAGCAACAGACGGATCAGAAGCCTTAAGCTGCCAAAGCTGGGAAAGGTTCTGTACTCTCTGCGCTCTCTCAGCAAAGTGCCTAGCACCCATCGGAATGATCTTACCGTTTGCTGTGATATCTTCCTTCGTAATTGTCTGGAAGATCGAGACAGAAAGTTCATCATCCATAACACGGATAACGTCAGAGGCATCCATGTTTCTTCTGCTTGCCTCAAGCATAGCATTCAGGATAGGCTCTACGAAGATACGCTCAAAGTGCTGGGTCTTATTCTGGAAGATACGCGAGGCTGCATTCTGGAGGGAACTAATCTCGAATGCTGTCTTCTCACCCGGAGTTCTGATACCCATAGCTTCTCTCGGCGCACCAGCAAGTTGCTCCATCTTATTCTCAATGACAGCAATCTGGTTATCAGCATTCAGTGCAGTCGGATCAGGAGCAAGATAACCGACATCACCTTCATCTCCAAGATAGATTCTTGTTCCCGGCTGGAAGTCGAAGTCTTCAACGTCACCCTTAATCTTCAGGACAGGGAAAGCAATCTGGTCGAAGACATCAGCACGGAGGTTCTCAAGGTGATCCATTCTGTACTGGAGACCGACAAGGTTGTCTAGTGGTCCCATAGCGTACAAGTTATCAGGACGCTCTCTCCAGCCAACGTGGAAGATAGGAGACCTACCCAGCCAAGAAGGATTAGGCTTATCAGAGAGAACATACGATCTATCGACAACCTTAATGATCCTGTTCTTAAGCAGGGTATCCGTAAGCTTATCGTAGATATCCCCGTAGAATGTCAGGATCTCAACATAGTCGGAGTTATAATACTCTCGGATAGAACCAAAGCCATCTACGACAAAGCCATCGTTCTTATGGAGATCCGAATCGGAGTAACCCTGAATGGCATTCCTTGTGCCAATCATTCTATCGAAGACCTTCTTCATGTAGTCTTTATTGGGGTCTTCCTCAATCATCTTTCGGGCTTCACCCATAGAAAGAAGAGAGCGAATGATCTTTGGTGTAGCCTTGAAATCAGAAGCAACAGGGTTGAAGACTAGATCATACGGCGAGATTCTGATTACTCTCGGACCAATGTACCCCGGAATAATCTCATTGTTCTCAAGCTCTGTATAGTTAGCTTCCCAGTCTACTGTAGCAAAACAATTACCGTAGTCGATGTAATCGAGGACCAGCTTGGACATGACTACTTCAAAGTCAGACTGCTGTACCTTATTCTCCATATAGGCTTGGATTGTCTCACGCTTGATCTTAGCGTTACTCGTCTTATCCGAAGCCATCCACTTCATCCACTTATTCTGTGGGAAGAGTGTAGCCATATAATTAGCGTGGAGGTTATCTCTAATCTGTGTCAGCTTAGGAACTGTCGTACTATTCTTCCAAGGGAGAGAGCTATTGCTAGTCGATCTTGTATCCGTAGCAAAGAGATAGTTTCTGAGTTCCTTCCACTCCTCAAGCTTACCAACACGCTGCTGATTCCAAAGACGCCACTTATCAGAGATCTCCGTAGCGATGCTGTCGGGGCTGATAATCAGCTTCATGTCTAGAGTTGTACCAACCATTAGTGAGAAACCCCGCCAAATCTTTCAGAATAAATTATGTTATTATTCGATGATCTCTTGTGCATATTAGAAGACGGCCTAACAGCAATCTCAATACAGGAAGCAAGAGCATCTTTAATGTCATCGTGAGGTGGATTATTACTAATCAACTCCTCTTCCAGAAGCTGACAGTTACCACCCTTGTAATGGTATATACTCAGGTTATCGTACCTTGGTTCAAGGACAGCAGCCATTCGCTCTTCCTTAGAACCAGAGTGCCTCGTAGGTTTATGCTCTTCGATCTTAAGCATAAGTCCATGAGGACGAATATAACTATCCTTTAACTCTTGGACAATCGCAGCCTGAGCCGCTGTTACTTCAGCCCGAAGCTTCTTAAAGTCCCATCGATTAAGGAGTTCAAGAATGTGACTGAAGTACTCAGAAATCTTATCCGTTCTGAATCGGTCGATATCCAGAACATAAACATTATTCTCAAAGTCTACGCCAATAACAACAATCGCGGTATAGTCTGCCCTTCGTCTTAGGCTGTACGCAAAGTCTACTGCCGCAAAAACATTTAACTTACGATCCCTATAATACCATGAACCATGTGTGTTTGTCAAGTGTTCTTTTTGATAGTACTGGAATTTATCGTAATCAATCGGTCGGTTATCAGGATCGTTAGGGTCGTTATAATACTGGGATCTGAACTGGGTCTTATCTAAATACTGCGCCCTCTTCTTGGCTAAGATCTGGATATCAAAGCCAAATGCCTTACCATCGTGCCGTATCTGACGGGGCCAGAGGAACTCACCAGTACCATCACCAGCATTTTCTACAGCCCTTTCGAAGGTTTCATAGATCGGTTCTGCCGCTATGATTTCCCCGTTGCTGTTATAGATGTCCTCCTCCATACTGAGGAGTTCTGAGTATAGATCCTTGGGGTGGTACCGGGTACCCACCACCCATTCTCTAGCATTAGCGCCCTCAATAGAAGACAAAAGAGAATACTGTGACTTAACTTTGTCTCTACCTTCTTGGGTATACGCATTTTCGTAGACTACAACGTCATCAAGGACAGCAATATCGCAGTGCAAACCAGTAAGCGAAGTCGTTAGACCACCCGTAAAGATGCTGGGATCACGAACTGACTCAGCTTTTCTCTTAGGATGGTCAAGACTGATCTCAGTCATAGTCCACTTCTCTCTTTTACCCTCGTCATAGTGGACATAATCAGGCCAGTACCTCCTATGGATGTCCGAAGTAAAGATAGACTTAATAAAAGATAGCTGCTTCTGGGCTAGATTAGATGTAGCTGAGATATACAGCACTCTCAAAGTAGGATCTCGGGTTAATTCCCAAGCCACACGGTAGGCTACTAGGGCAGACTTACCATGATCTCTAGGAAGAAGAGTAAGCTGGTGTGTCTTAGCATCCTCACGGTTCCACCAACGGCAGAGTTCTTCGTGGACGGAGCCAAGCACACGCTGGGGAGCAACAAGTCTAATAAAAGTAATTAGATCCTGTTCAGCAGCCTCTCTAATGTCATCAAGGTTAGCCATGCTACTGTAGCTTCAAGCCAATTCTTTCAGCATCATCCTTGAAAGTCTTACTTGTCTCAACTTCCTTACGGAGTTCAGCGTTAATCTCATCCTTACTGGGTCTACCGCGCTTACCACCTTTATCTAGGTACTCGTTATCAGCGAGGTACTTCATAGCTTGGAAGGAAAGCTTCTCATCCTCAGTAGCAGCCTTAATAATTGAGCGCATAGCCCTAGCCTTAAGCTTAAGGTTAAGTTCCTTCCGCCACTGGTCTACATGCTTCCTAATGATAGGAGACTCTAGGACTCTCTCCCAGTGCTTAAACGAACCAAGGGTAGTCATAGCAAAGTCGTACTCGG